AGGTGGGTCCGCGGCAGGAAATTCTACGGTTGGCATTTTTGCCATTGGCACATCAACAACATGTTATACAACAACCCGCGACAAATATACTTATTCAGGTGATACAAATGGTTCGGCTACAGCAGCAACGGTTGCATCCCGTGGCGGAACAGCCACAGGCACTTCCACAGTTGGAATTTTTGCATTAGGAGGAAACTGTTCTGTATTTGCGTGTTGTCGTCGTAATAAATACACATATTCCGGTGACACAAACGCATCAACAACTGCTTCAAACGCGGGTTCTTTATTTGGTTCAGCAACTGGTAATAGTACAAGGGGCATATTTGCGTTGGGATATGTTTGCGTTACTAGGTCTTCTGCCAGAAACAAATATACATATTCAGGCGATACAAATACTACAGCAACATCTGCAAGTCAGGCGTCAGCTTGTGGCTCCGCCGCATCAAATGGTACAACAGGGGTAAACGTATAAGATGAATAGTAAGCCACACAGAAACAATTCAGACTTTCAACTCCGTCACTTCATGGCGGGGTCTTGCTATACGCCTGATGGCGCATGGGCATTGCTATATGGTCAGCGCATTGACATGGAAGTAAAGGTTGAACATTCCAAAGCCCAAAAAATGAAACGTGAAGCCAAAATTATGGAGAATGAGGCGATCATAGCGGATGAAAACGCCAAGCCTTGGGAAAAGATGGTTGCGGAAGCCACAATCATTGAATGTAAGTCGGCGGAAGACACATGGAAAAACAACCATGAAGCCGCTATAATGGAACTAAACACCATTAACCAGATCATGGCGGAACTTGAGCCGCAGCGTAAATTCGGCCATCTGCCTATGTTGGAAGCCAATGAAGCCATGCAGCGGGAAGAATGGTTAGGTGAACTACAGGGGCGGGTGGAGAACTTCATTCTGTCCCAAGGCAATATTCCGCATGACCATTTAAATACAATGCGATGCCACCCAGACTTTGAGACGCATATAGTGCCACATATCAAGCAGGTATTTACCCAACTGGCAGGGAAAGGTGAACGCCTTGATCTCCTTACCAAACAAGCACCAGCATTTCTTGAGGACAAATCATCATGACCGGATACGTTAAAACCACCACCGACAATCAGTTTGTTGAATATCCCTATGGTGCGGAAGAACTCATGCGGGACAATCCCGGCTTGGGCTATACGCCGTACAGTGACTTTGTGGAGATATTCCCGACCACTGACGCATACAATGTGCATGGCTTCCGCATTCATTATGTGGAGATTGATGCAGATCCTACGTATGACGGCAAAAAGCAAACCGTGTCACGTTCAGAACAGCCATTTGTACGGGACGGCAAGTGGGTATTTTCTTGGAATGTCCGTGATTTGACGGCGGAAGAAATTGCAAATATGGAGAAGATGCAGCAAGAAATGCAACAACGGGGATAAACAATGGCAGACGCAAAAGATGAACTAAACCCTATTCACTGCTTTCCAACGACCATTTACGTAATTAAAAAGCCCGAATTTTTGGACAACACCCGCAAGGTTGTTGATGAATATATTGAAAAGCGCAAAAAGGAACAGGGCGGCACCAATGAGGTGTACCCTGTTTATATGACAGACAATTTGTACGACGATCCGCGTATGGAAGACCTTTGTGCTTATATCGGCGCAACCGCATGGAACATTTTGGGCGAACAGGGTTACGATGTGCGTAATTTTAGCACGTCATTTACCGAAATGTGGGCGCAACAGCATTATAAATACAGCGGAATGGATCAACATGTTCATGCACATGGGGCGCAGATTGTCGGATTTTACTTCCTTAAGACGCCGCAGAACGGTTCTGTAGCCACATTCCATGATCCCCGTGCTGGTAAGGTACAGATTGGTTTGCCAGAATTTGATCCAGCCAACATCACCCATGCAAGCAATGCCATCAATGTTGCCCCAGAAGATGGCACGTTGATCTTTACCAATGCTTGGTTGGCACACAGCTTCACCCGCAATGCTTCCAACGATCCAATGACATTCATACACTTTAACCTGACGGCAGTGGCTAACCCACCTATGCCAGCGGCGGAGGTTATATGAACAAGTATGGCATCCGCTTTAATAAAACACGGGGCCAGCCGGGACGCGGGACGGAAGATCATGTCTGGCGGTTGTTTGAAAATGGCGGCAAAGAATACCTATTCAAGCACTTGGATATTAATGTTCCCGTAAAGGATGAACGGGATGGTATGGATTGGAATATTGTCTGTTATGGTGTACTATCCATTGACAGGGATACTTCTACGGCGATCATCCGGGAATCTTAATTATGGTTGAATTTCAGAACCTCATAAATCTTGGATTAGGTGCTATTCTAACCGTAGCTGGATGGCTAATGCGGGAATTATGGGGTGCTGTTAAAGAATTACAGCGGGATTTAAGCAAACTAGAAGCCGCCTTGCCAAAAGAATACGTCCTTAAAGAAGATTTGGACAAACGCATGGATCACATTGAAAGCATGTTCCAGCGTATTTACGACAAGCTGGATGGGAAGGCTGACAAATGAGTATTACCACCAACCTTGCCCTAAACGAACCAGCGTATAATAGCACATCCCCTACGTGGGATCAGCCGCTTAACTATAACGCCACCATCCTTGACCAGATGTTTGGCAATACGACTAGCGTATCGGTCAGCACCAGCGGAAGTACAACGTATACGAATATTGCGGCCCCTAGTTCCACGGCAGCGGGTAACACGTCCCAGTGCATGAGGTTCCTGCTTACGGGTGCATTAGCGGCGAATCAATTGGTTTTATTGCCACAAAGCGTTGGCGGGATGTGGATTGTTACCAATAATACCACGGGCATATACACCGTATCTATAGGATCTAATAATGGCAGCAATGCCGCAGCAGGCGGCACGCTGGCTATTCCGAGCACCTATAGCATTATTATGTATTGCGACGGGACTAATGTTGGTTTGGCTAGTTCATCAAGCGTTGGAAATGTTACACAAGCACAGTCTATTGCTTATGCGATGATATTGGGACTCTGATGCGGGGGCGTTATGAATTTTGCTTGGTCGTTCCCTCAATTTATAGTGAATCCACTATCAAACGGACTGCCCAATGTGGTTACGGCCATTAACTGGGTGTGTACGGGTACGGATGGGTCTGTCACGTCGTCTTCATCCGGCACTGCTAATTTAGGAACGCCTAATCCGGCAGAATTTGTTCCCTATGACGACATTACTCAGTCCCTTGCGGCACAATGGGTTTCACAGTGCATTAGTATGCCAGGCGTTGAAGAGTTAATTGCGGTGCAAATTGGTCAACTGACTAAACCTATTTCCCAATCTCAAACACCACCCTTTTAGGAGGACATTATGGACAATTTAGAATTGGAATTAAAACTGACGGTGTCTCACATCAATACCGTGCTTAAACATTTAAGCGCCGGCGTTTATTCCGAAGTGGCTGACTTGATTGCGCTTTTGCATGGTCAAGCCAAACCACAGATTGAAGCTCCTGCGCCAGAAACACCTCCTGAAACTCCTGCGGCAGAATAATGGACCCATTTACCCTCATCGCTGGCGCGACTGCAATCTACAATAGCATCAAGTCCGCCGTTGATTCGGGTCGGGATATGATGGAGACTGCGGAGAAGGTAAGCAATTTATTCAGTAAGATCGGCCAGATTGTTACGGTAACATCAACGCCGCATAAGAAAAAATTATTCCAAAGCCAAGCGGACTACGAAGCGGAGGCGGTAAAACGCTACGCTGTTAAAGCCAAAGCTCAGGATATGCAGCTTCAAGTAAAGAACATGTTCGTGGGCCAATATGGTCCTGCGGCGTGGGAAGGTATCCAACGGCAGGTTATTGAGATGCGAAAAGAGGCGGCTCGGCAAGCTGCGGCGGCGTTAAAGGAGCAGGAAGAAAACCGCAAGGATTTGATTATGGTTAGCAGTATTGTCGGTTTTCTGGTATTAGGTATTGGCGCAATTGGCGTATTTCTTATGGTGACGGTGAAGTAACATGGCGTTTGGCATTGACGATGCAATTAGCGCAGGACTGCAGATTGTAAACAAATTCATTCCTGATCCCAATCAGCGTCAGGAAGCTGAAGCAGCTCTTCGTTCCTCTTTGCAAGATTGGGACGCACAGCAGAACACGGTAAACGCGAATGAAGCACAAAGCACAAATATTTTTGTTAGTGGTTGGCGTCCTGCTATTGGGTGGGTTGGCGCTATTGGCCTCTCGTACCAATACCTACTGCGTCCAATTGCCTTCGGGGCGGGGTGGCATGATCTGCCTGTTTTGGATTCATCCCTCATGGAACTGGTAACAGCTATGCTTGGCATGGCAGGTCTTCGAACTTACGAAAAAACACTTGGGGTGCATGCAAAGTGAGTGCAGATAATTTTGAGCAATGTTTAGCCCTTGTTCTTAAGTCAGAAGGCGGATTTGTTAATAACCCCAAAGACCCCGGCGGAATGACCAATTTAGGTGTCACTAAAGCGGTTTGGGAAAGTTGGGTAGGAAATCCTGTAACCGAAGCCGAAATGAGGGCTTTAGGACCGCAGGATGTAGCACCTTTGTATAAAGCTAATTATTGGGATAAAATCAGTGGCGACTCACTTCCTCTTGGCGTTGACTATGCCACTTTTGATATGGCTGTTAATAGTGGGGTAAGCCGTGCCGCGAAAACCCTTCAGCAGGTACTCGGTGTGGCTCAAGACGGACAAGTCGGGGAAGCCACAATTAGTGCTTGTGAAGCGGCTAACCCTCGTGAGATTGCTACGGGAGTCTGCGAAAAAAGATTAGCGTTTTTGCAAAGTTTGCCAACTTATGATACGTTTGGTCGTGGTTGGTCAAGTCGGGTTGCATCTGTGGAAAAAGCTGCCTTTGACATGGCGTCGTAGGGGTTAAGTTATGTCGTTAACATACGCATCATATGTGCAGCAAATAGCGACAATGGCAGTAGTCCCTGTCACGGATACTAATTTTACAATTATTATCCCGTCCATGATTGACTACGCAGAACTTCGTATGCAAAGAGACTTAGACTTTTTGTCTACGCAAATTAGCACAAATGCTTACACATTTACGGGTGGAAATAATACTTTAACCCTGCCAACGTCTCAATTCATTGTTCCTCAAACTTTTGAAGTTATAGACGGGTCAGGAAACTCCACGCCGTTATTGCCCGTTGGCAAGGAATTTATACAAAATGTTTACGGATCGGGATCTGCTACTGGCCTGCCTCAGTATTTTGCTGTTTATGGCGGCGATACTAATACTACAGGTAATACAAGCCAGTATATCATCGTAGGACCAACTCCAAGTTCAAGCTATGCGGTTAGATTGACCGGGACAATTCGTTCTGCGCCTCTTTCTGCGTCCAATACCACAACATTCATATCTACCTATTTGCCAGATATGTTTATTATGGCATCCATGATCTATATTTCGGCGTTCCAACGCAACTTTGGCCGCTTAAATGATGACCCCCAGATGGCTCAAACGTATGAGTCGCAGTATCAAGCACTCAAAGCCAGCGCCTTGATAGAAGAAAACCGCAAGAAATTCCAAGCGGCGGCATGGACATCCTATTCGCCTGCTCCTGCTGCTTCACCGACTAGGGGCTAATCATGCCCTTTGGAACCATAAAGCTCAAACCCGGCGTAGAAACTAACAATACACCAGTGCTGAATGAGGCTGCGTATTCGTCATCGCAGCTTGTTCGGTTTCTATCAGAGCGTAATGGATTTGGCCTCGCTCAAAAGTTGGGCGGATGGGTCGCATATTTTAATTCTGCTATTGGGTCCAAGATTCGCGCACTAAAAGCGTGGTCAGATTTAAATGCCATTAACCATCTTGGTATTGGCGCAGAATCTTCGTTAAGCGTTTTAACTAATGGAAATTTGGCGGATATAACGCCACGCACAATTACGACAAATACCGCCCCTGTTTTTGCAACTACAGCTGGATCTAGTACAGTTTCAGTCACGGATTCTAATACAACGGTATTGACTGTATTTGACTACGTTGACTTTGTAACACCTGTTTCTGTTGGCGGGCTGGTGCTTACTGGTCCCTACCAGTTATTGACCTATGCGGGAACAACTTACACAATTAATGCCGGATCTGCAGCAACATCGACAGCCAATACATCAACAAATACCACAGCAGGTTCTTTTGTTGTGGGGGAAACGTACAAAATTGTAACCGTTGGCACGACGGATTACACGTTAATTGGCGCATCGGCGAATACGGTTGGCGTGATATTTAATGCCACAGGCGTTGGCGCTGGCACGGGAACAGCAAAATTAGTTGGTGTTTATTCGTTTCAGACAACCTCGTCATCTTCTATTGTTACAGGGTATTTTGACAACCACGGCTATAATGTAGGGTCTAATTTCTATATAGGTGTGCCGCTTACAATTGGCGGGATTACATTGTCTGGGTTGTACACTG